ATTGATTATGACTAATCTTTGCTAAGTCTGGATGTGCTTTTTGCCATGATACTTTACAGAACTCATTATCAGTAGAGCCTGTTAGCAATACTGCATCACGGTCTTCAAAGTCTGAACGTAGTTTATCAAATGCTACGATTTCTGTAGGACATACAAATGTAAAGTCTTTTGGATAGTAAACGATAATTTTCCATTTACCTGCAAAACTTTCTTCTGTAATTGGGAAGAATGCATCTTCCGGTTGTCCTGGCTTAACACCTGTTACTACAAATGCTTCTAATTTATCACCGACTGTTTTCATATTTTCTCCTTGTGTGTAGTCTGTATGAGTATAACATACTCAATGTTATTTATACAAGTAAAAGGGTAAATTAATCTTCGTTAGATTTTAACCCATTACTGTGTTTATCAGATACTTTTTCAGTATCCTGAAACAAGCGTTTTTCTTGTGCTGTTAGTTTGTCTTTATGTGACCTACGTGGATTGCCACATATATAACATTCTTTATTGCCACAATCCATAACATGATGTTTTGCTAAACGATGTGGTTCTTTTATTGCTTTATCTTTGTTGGTTAATCCATGTGCTTTTGCTATCTTAACTTGTTTTTTAACTGCTGTTTCGTCCCGATATCGGCGTTGTGAGTTTAAAAATTTTGCTAATTCATTGGCCATTATATTTCTTTCTATAATCTTCTACTGCGGCTTTGATGGCGTCTTCGGCGAGGATACTGCAGTGGATTTTGACTGGGGGGAGGGCAAGTTCGTCTGCGATCTGGGAGTTTTTAATGGATGAAGCTTCATCCAATGTTTTACCTTTGACCCAGTCTGTGATAAGACTTGAAGAAGCAATTGCCGACCCACACCCATATGTTTTAAATTTGGCATCTGTTATTATTCCTGTTTCTTTATTTACTTTTATTTGAAGCCGCATTACATCACCACATGCAGGGGCTCCTACCATACCTGTACCTACATCATCCTCATCTTTACTAAAACTTCCCACATTTCTTGGGTTTTCGTAATGGTCTATCAACTGCGGCGAATAACTCATATAATTTCTCCAATGTTATGGAACATTTAGTCCCTTTTCTTACATTATCAGTACTCAATAAAAATTCTAAATTATATACACTACCAATAATATTGGGAGAAACTTTGTTTTTAAATCCTTCTGATATACTATATTTATGATCCAAATGATACTCAGTTTTGCTTCTTTTATCAAAGTTTGCTAACATAGTTAAATCGTTTTTTGAAGTCCAATAATAAACTTTTCTACGATACTTTTTAAATTCTAAATATTCAGGATCATCTGGTTTCCACCAAAGACCTTTAGCAATACAGGTATCCTTACGTTTTTGTATAGACTGCTCAGTTACTATTTTGCCAGTTAGTGTATTAGATCGTTTTTTGTTTGACTCTACTGATTGCTGTTTTCCGGTCCATGCACTTCTAGTTAGATTAGCAAGGCTATTACTATTAGTCTGTCTTACTCCAAACATTGGATTGTTTTCTCCTTGTTTAGCTATACTATTCTTTTCTTTCCAGGATTCAGTACGATTATTTGCTGCCCATCGTCTAGAACAAATTGGTCCACAAAACCTTCTTTTTAAATTTTTTTGATGTAGATTGGGTAATGTAAATTTGATATTACAATGTTCGCAAATTTTAGTTAGCATAATAGGACTTTCGTTGTGTTCTATTATTTAGTCCTTTATTAATCTTTTTTGAACATAGTCAAAATTTTTGCTTGTATATTCTTTGCAAACTGAGGCTGTGGGAAATTCCAACCAATAAATGCACCTAGTGCTAACCAAAATAATGTTTCTAACATAATGAGTTCTCCTTGTATGTACTGTATTTAGTGTTCATCAGTATTGTCTATTACTATCCAACCTAATTTCAACAAATCTTCTCTTATCTCATCAGTTACTACACTTTCAGGTACAAACTTCTTACTTTGTATATAGTATTCTTGTTGTTCTTTTGTAAGGGCACGAAATTCATCATCATCTAATATCTTACTATCTCTGATACCACTACAATACCAATCAATGTAATCGCCCTTCTCTTGCATATCAGCAATGATACCACCAGCATGTCTCCAACTACAACTCCACTTTTTCTCAGTTAAGATTGGCCATACATCATTCTTAGTAAAATCATTGTTACACATAGAGGCATACAAATTTTGTGCATATACTTCATCACCTTTAACTTTGTCAATGATCCATTGCGTACTACGTAGGTCATACTCCATGTTATCTTTTTTCCACTCATCAGTTTCTTCAAGTTCAAGAGTTTGCTGGTGCCATTCCTCATAGAATTTAATCATTTCTTGTGCTAATTCGGGTGTTTTGGTGCCCTCTTCAACACGCTTTAATTGAGATTTAATTTGAAATGTACCTTTTTCTGGACTTTTATTTATCATCTTCTACCTCTATCCAAGTGTGATCACCTAACCATTTAACTTTACATATATATTCGTAATCAACTGGTTTACCAGCAGACCAATCATTGGGTCCATGAATACTTAATCTAGTAAACTGTTTACGTGTATCAAACAACAACCAATATATATTACCATTTGCTAATTGAAAGTCGTATTTTGCGGCATGAACCATATCAGTTAAATCTAATCTATGTTTAATCTGTTCTGCTTGTTTTTGTAACACATTTACCAGTTCCATTATTCTATCATATTCTTGCTTGGCGTGCAACCTTGCAACGTTAAGCATAATATCCTTATGCTTTTCTACTGGAACTAAGTCAAATTTGGGTCCACTAGATTCAGTAGCGTAAGGTGTTACATTACGATTAAAGAAATGTATTAATGAACCAGAACTAGTGGAATCATAACTACTAACACCATTTGCTGAGTTTGGTTTGTCTGACATTAGATATTATATATCATTTTCTGATTTAACTATAATCTTTTGGGTAGGCTTTTTAGCCTTACTATAGAATATATGATTGCCGATTTTTGCTACTTGTTTATAAGGCCACAATGGGTCTACACTTAAATTGTGAAAAAATAGTGTTGATTTTGGTACTACATCAGTATATGCATCATGTGCTAATACATCGTATGCTACTTGTTCTGCTTGTTTATATCTTGTGCTGTTTTTATTTGGCTCACCTTTCCCCTCACATACCCAACTAAACTGACATAGTTTTACCTTTTGCATTTCATCGTCTATAAGTTTATCTACATATGATGCTTGATATATTACAGCACAGGGATCTTTGCCAAAACCATGTGCTATCCTATTCATTACCACACGTGCTACTGCCGCTTGCCCATTTAATGATTCACTACCTGCTTCATAAAATATATTCTTAGCCATACATGTTAATTGCTTTGGATCTACCGTTTTTGCAACTTTAGTTTCTGCTATTATTAAATTAGTTTCTACTACATTTGTCATTTGGTCAATTATAAAAACAATTGATAAAAACAATAATACTATTAAAATTTTAATAGGTTGGCTTAAATTCATAATTTATCCTTTCTGCTTATTTCTAAGCTATGGAATTTAAATGTTATCCCAACAATCGCAATTGCAACGAATTACTTCGTCTATTGCTTCTTGTACAGAATAAGTTGCAGGTAATAATATGTCAGATGCATATATTACTGATAGCTGAGGTGGTATTAAATTACTATATCTTGATCCTGCAAAACTACCCGGCTCAACTGCTTCACCTATATCTATTGCAACACCATCACTATAATAACGGTCATCAACTGGATCATAATATCCAAAAGGTACGGGTGATCCAATTTCAGTTGCTAATGTTGCAGGTACACTGCCGCCTAATGTTCCATTAGCAATTAACTCTGATTCTTGTTGTTTAGTTAATTTGTTAGCTATGTTGTTATCTACCGGTATACCGGCTTCTTGCAATCTAGCTTGATTACGAGATTCACGTAACATTGCTACTATACTTCTTCCGCCAACAGTATTATAATTAGCAATAGCTTCTAAGGTTTGTGAATACATATGCGGTTGAGTAAATGTAGCATATCGTGGTATACTATCTACAAAAGCATATTGTGTACTAGGAAATGCCGCTATTGTTGGTTCTCTTAAATAGCTTGGTGAACTGTTAGGTACACCTATTGTCATACCTGTGGCAATTGCACGTTGTTCTACTGATAATAATGTTCCAGTAAGTTCCCAATTAGTAATTAACTGTTGTGCTAAAGCCGGCTGACTATTTTTAATTGATAGTATCTCAGCGTTGGCAGCATCAATATAACTTTGAATAACTGTATTCATGGTTGGCCAACCACCACCGGGAGGAGGATTTATTACTACAGTACCGGCTGCACCTGAATAACTAATAGATATAATCCTACCATATGTAGTTATATCCGTAGAATCAGTACCTATTATAGCAGTTGCTGGATTACCACCTACAGTTACGGTGGGTGCGCTTGCATATCCACCACCTTTATTAGTGTAAGTAAAAGATGTACCATTCCATGTAGCAGTAGCCTGTTCCCATGTAACTGCTAGATATATATTTTTATAAATGTCAGACAGTGTAGTTGTTTGTACGTTCTTTATTAAACCGTCGATATCTATACCAAGATAAGGTAATCCACTCATACATCCTAAGAAATTACTCATTGTGTACGTACCATATGGACCATTACCTAATGCAATTAAGGCTAATCCTTGAGTTGCTAATGTAGTATCAGTTGGCACACTAGTACCATTCACATTTAAGTTTTTATTTGTTTCTAAACTATTAACTACTTGTGCAAACTTTTCAATAGGCACACTAGAAATGTTTTTAATCTGTTGCATTGATACACTAAATGATCCAGCCGCTTTAGCAATATCAGGTGGCAATATACCATCTAAATATGCACCAAACCCTTGTGGTATGGCTTGTACAGTTAATGGATTAGGTTGTGTAATCTGTTCTGTACTAGATTGAGCAACATTTGTACTAGCTGTGGTAGTTTCATACGCATTGCTAGCAGGTGCATCCATGTCATTACGTTCTGAAGTTAATCTAAGATTTTGAAAAATGCCGGCCATTAAATTACTACTCCATTTTGTTGTACTGCTGTAGGTGATCTTAGCTGACTATTCAATCCATCATTGACATATATAGGATAATATATTTTACTATTAGCAGGTCCACCAATTGTATTATACACTGGAACTGTTAATGTTGCATAGCTATTAGGAAATAACTTTAATGGATTTAATAAATCTGCTAATGATTCTAAACCAACTGTCTTACAATTTAATGATACTAATATATCTTTTAAATCTTGTCCTAAAATAATACCAAATGCTCCGTATATCTTACGTTCTTGTTCTTTGGTTACAGATGAAATATTACCTAATATCTGTTCTAACTCTGATACCGTTATATTGCTTGCAATTAGTGCAAGACTTACTGATTTAGTAATAGCATTATTTTTCTGTAGAGTAAATAATAGATTACTAGGCAAACCAAATGTAGCAATTGTTTGTAAATTTATTGCTTTTCCACTGGCAATTAAATCTTGACCAAATATAGTAGTTGCTACACTAACACCAGTAATATCACCCGTAGTTAAATCGTCCATATTACTATATGTACCATCTAAAAATTCTTGTGAATTGTTTACTGCTAGTATAGCATCATTACTAGATTCAATAAAACTGCAAGTTGACATAAAGCCAGATAAGAAATCTTTATATGCTCCGGCATCGGCTGATAAACCGCTATTGTAATTAAATTCGTTATAACCCTGTAATGCAAACAATCTCACATAACCCCAACGTGTTACTTCATTAGTATATGTGTAATTGCTAGCCCAATTGGGATATCCACTCCAATTAAATGTTGATGGTGGACTATTACCCAATGCAGGTATAGTTGTAGATCCAATAGATATTAAATTGTTGTAGGTTGTGCTATTAACTTGTCCTCTACTGTATGCATCATTAATTGAGTATGTAAGTAAACGTAAACAAGTATCATTAACAATCTTACCTAACTGTGTAGCGGATGATGCACTGGTACTAGAACCAGTAAAGGATATCATAATAGGGTTAATATTAAATCCAATATTTTGTAATAATGAACTTAATGTGTTAACACCTAATGGGCTTTGTTTTCCTGTATCGCTCATGGAACAAATATATCAGGACTACCTTGTACGATACTATGACCGCAAGTGTTTCCTGATCCTACTCTAAGTACTGGTACCCCCTCACAAAATACAGTAGGACTACCATCAGTAGTTGATGCATTTTTGTGAGGTGGATGGGGTTTTCTAGCCCAAGGAGCGTGTGGTGTAATCTGACTAACATGTAATCCGACTTTAATTCCATTTGCAAACACGGTATTGGCTCCGCGAATTATAGTGCCACCCTCTTGATTTGCATCTCCCACACGACTTAATTTTGCCATTTTATCCCAATACGATTTTTTTACTAGGTACCTTAATGCCAGTTGTTGCTTCTAGGTACTTATCTTTAATACTATCATCTGTTTCTGCATACATTGCAACACTAGTAGTATTTAGCTTAAATTCACCCTTCGGATTTGCAGTAAAAATGCTTGGAATCATTTGCATACCCTGTTGTGATGGAGCAATAGATACTGGTTCTTCAATATGGATAAATTCTCCACCTGATTGAACAACTTTAGCTATAAGTTCTTCTCCGGAGTTAAGTTTAAACGTATATACTGTGTTTGGTTCAATTGTTATTTTCATTAGATACTTTCTGTTAATTTTTGTTTGAGTTCAGTGAAACCACCGATTAGTACACCATCTAAAATGATTTGGGGTACTGTTCTTGCTGACGGGATTGCTTCTAGCAATTCTTCTTTGGTATATCCGTCTCCAATTTTCTTTTCTTCAAACGGAATACCCTTTTGATGTAACAAGGCTTTTGCTTGGTCACAGTAGGGACAATGGTACTTCGACCAAATAACTGCTTTCATTTTTTATTCTCCTTAAATATTTGGTAAATCATCATAGTTTAATGATTCTGACATTACGCCTATAACGTAATTTGTTGATTCTGTTTCTTGCAATGCAGATTGTTTCTTACTAGTATCACTGTGTTTAGTGAACCAGGGGATAGGTGTACTCTTTGGGGCAGGATTGTTATATCTTATTCCAATTTCTTTCAATGCACCTACAGCAGTATAATCAACAAAGTCTTTTAATACTGCGGCATTTAATCCAATAACCGGACCCATCTTAAACAAATAATCTGCCCAATCTTTTTCTTCTTTAATCACATCCATATAAAGTTGATAGACTTCACTTTCACACTCTGATTTAACTTGTGCAAAACGACTATCTTCTTTAACTACTT